GCCAGCAGTCCACCTCTTATGACGCTAGCCGTAACCTGCCCAACAGAAATCTCATCGGCCCAAGCGGATATCTCGCCAGAATCATTCAACGTGATCCCCTGTGATGCGAGCGATGACCTGATCAAATCAATTTTCTTTTTTGTCAGGTGGATGCCCCTAGCCTCAATGTTCATCAACGTGTCGCAGTAATCAGTTATCCTGTACTGTCCACTCATTTCCTGAACAAAGACGCTAATGTGCTCGCTATCGTCATAGTAAGTGAATGGGCTTACAACGCGCAGCAACGTGTCGCTCATTGGGTGACATTCAAACCCGAGCTTAGATATTACTGTTGAACACGTTACATTTCCCATGATAGCTGACCTGATTTATCTTGATTTGGTAAAGGCGGTTTGCCTTCATAAGTGATATTAAGCGTCCGACAAAAATAATTCCAGTAGCCCAAAAAGTCATCCGGGTTGATGTCGGTATCGAGTTTTAGTGCTATCTCCTCACCAGCCGCTTCGAAGTACATGTGGTAGTGCGGGCCACGAGCAACCTCAACAAAGTCAGGATGATTAATTATAGATCGATTGCGGTGAGGCTTATTGTCCGCTGGGTATGGGTCGAGCGCATATATTCGCTTATCATGAAAAAACATAACAAAAGAAAGCTTAACGATATCAACGCCTTCAACGATAGGTGAACGCCAATGCAGCATGAATCTTACGCCTGTTATTGGGTTACCTTTATCATCAAAGGCCTTGAGATCCAACTTAAACCAGATCGGAGTGCGGCCTTCGCTCCCATTCCAAGTAACGCCGTTAAAGGTTACTTTTTTAGGTCGAGAAATGGCCTGATCAACCTCTTTCTGAGTAGGCTTAAAGTCACCTTTTTTAGCCACTGATAGATGTCATCCTGAATATAATTGTCATGTGAGCGATTACCGAGGCTCAATCTCTAATCACCGGCAATGTGCCGACTATAGAAGCTTACTAAAACTAACCTCAGTTTCGTCTCTACCAAAACTTCTCATCAGGCCAATGCCTTGGTTCACTCAAAGTCATCCCGCTCATCCTTCCGCTTGAAGAAAACTTTATCCAGCCTGAGCACTATCCCAACCAGTCCGATAATCAGTAAAGTAATGAGTATTGGGATAATCAGATCAGACATGCTTCCTCTGCGTGCTAAGGCTTTACCCATGCTTCCTGTACGTCTGCGGCATGCTGCCGATCACCTTGCCGAACACGAACACCCGATTCATTTCGTCTTTCTCGATCGGGTCCCAGGCTGCATAGCTCTTGTTGTCTGAGATAACCAGCAGCTTGTCCTTCATCTTCTGCAGGCGCTTGACGTGAGCAGTGTCGTCGTACAGGAAGGCGTATATCCCGTCGCCGTCGAAGCTCTTAACGCTGATGTCGACGAACAGCAGATCACCCGGCTCAATCGTCCCAGACATGCTGTCGCCCCGGACGTTGATGATCCGGATGCTTTCAGCCTTACGTCCATCGAACATGTGGCGGGCTTCAGCTGGCTCATACTCAACAGAACGGAGAATCTCGACGAACTCCTGGTTCACGATGCCCGGCCCGGCACTAACCATAAGGTCCAGCACATCAATCCTGAATGCATCAGTATCCTGACTTTTAACCTGGGCAGCGCGAGGGAGCTGGCCGTCATCGCGCATCGGTCCATTTCCGGTTGATAACCATTCAGACCTGACGCCCAAAGCATTAGCTATCTCGACAATTTTTGTTGAACCCCTGGCGTTTCCACTCACCAGGCGCCAAATGGTTGGCTGAGCAATACCTGAGGCCTTCGCAAGCGCCCCTTGTGACATTCCAGCCGAAGCCATGGCCTCGTTTAAACGATCTGCAAGAGTTTCTTTTTTCATAATCTCAAATTTATACGCTTGCGTATTACTGGTCAAAACACGTTTTGCTATTGCTAAAACCAATACGCATTGCTATTATCATTTTGCACCAATACTTATAGGAATTGGAACATGACGAACAAAACCATCCAGAAGGCAATTAATATCGCTGGCAGTCAGAAAAAATTGGCCGATCTGTGTGGCGTAGCGCAGCCGACAGTTTGGCGCTGGCTGCATGGCGGCGGAATTGACGCTCGCTATGTAATGAAAATCGTGTCTGCGACCAACGGCAAGATTAAGGCGGCAGAGATCAGGCCTGACCTTGCTCAGTTGCTGAGCGCGCATTCACCGGCCGCCTAACCAGCGGCCATTCCAAACAACACCAGAGGAAGTATCACAAATGGAGAGTTCAACGACACGCAACAAAGTGGAGGCTCGCAGGATAGAAAGCTGGTTACACAGCCAGATAGCTGAACTGGGAACCACGAATATCGCCAAAGTGGCCGGAGTGAATAAGTCGACGGTGAGTCGCTGGCGGGAAAGTCTGCTGCCGAACATGTCGCTATTGCTGGCCATCCTGATTTCTAACAGGCCGGGAGAGAAAGGTGATTTTGAAGCATGAGAGGGAACAGAAAGGCGAAAGCCGCAGTGCACGAACACTAACGGCTTTCAGGTGCAAAAACGAAGAGGTAATTGCGAGGTAATTATGCCTGGTAAATCTGTAAGAGTAAACAATCCGGAGGTAGCACGTGAGCATGTCACTTATGGCGAAAGCAATGGGGGTCAAAGTGGGAAACTCACTGCGTAAGCTCGTTCTTATCAAGCTGGCCGACAACGCCAACGACAAGGGCGAATGCTGGCCTTCGTATCAACACATCGCCGATCAGTGCGAATGCAGCAAATCCGCTGTTCGCAACCATATTGATGCGCTTGAGGATATGGGGCTGCTCAAGCGTGAAAATCGCGTTGGGGTCAACAACGGGAAAGGTAATACATCCAACGTGTATTATCTGAACCTTGATGCTACCCCTATGCCATCAAAAAGCACAGGGGGATGCCATGAAATAGCACCCCCTATGCCATCTGATGGCACACCCCCTATGCCACCAGATGGCACCAGAACCAGTCACTCTTTTGAACCAGTCACTGAACCAGACTCTCTCTCTGCGCGAGGGCAGTTTATCAGCGAGGCCGCAAAGCGACGGATCGGGATTTCACCCAACGGGGAAATACCTTTCCCTCCTGCCTTCAAGCCATCGGCAGATCACATTGCGATTGCCTCGGAGAAAGGGATCAACATTGAAACCGAGTTGCTGAACTTTCGTGATTATCACCAGGCCCGCGGCACAAAGCTGATCGACTGGAGCTCGGCATTCCGGGTATGGCTCAGGAACGCGAGAGTTAATCCGCTTTCCGGGCGCCAGAGAAGCGAACCTGATTCCCCACACTGGAACAGCCCTGAAGGCTGGAAGGATTTCATATGACCGCTCAGCTTATGACCGCGATCAGCAATCGCGATGGTGATGCGCTGGCCAGAATAGCCGCAGGTAGCACGGAGCCGCAGAGGCTTCTCGATTTCGAAGCTGAAAGGCTGGTTGACTCCCTTTTCCGTCAGCTGAAGCAGATCTTCCCGGCGTCAACGCAGACCAATCTGCGCACCGACGCCGAAGAGAAGACAGCGAAGCGCCAGTGGATTGCAGCTTTTGCCGAAAACGGGATCCGCACCCGCGAGCAGTTATCCGCAGGAGTGCGACATGCGAGAGCCAGCGAATCGCCGTTCTGGCCATCGCCGGGCCAGTTCATCAAGTGGTGCAAGGACAGCGGCACCGTGCTGGGAGTGACTCTTGTCGACGTGATGAACGAGTTCCACCGTTACAGCCGTGAAAAAGGGCTGCATACCGGCGGTGCTGAGCGCTTCCCGTGGTCTCACCCTGTCATGTACTGGGTTGTTACCGATACCCGGCGAGCAATGTACCAGCGCCAACTCAGCGAGGCAGAAACCGAGAAATATGCCGCTAAAAAGCTGGAAGACTGGGCGCTGAAAGTCGCCGCCGGAGAACAAATACCGTCGCCGGTACTGGCTCTGGAGAACAACCAGGAAGCTATTCCGACAAACCATGTCAGCCGTCAGCAGGGTTTTCACCCTGAAGGCAAAAGCTTCGGATGTATGCCAAGCGCGGCATCGCTCGGTGCGTTAACTCCGGCTCAGTGGCTGTGGGATGAATACCTACGCGGGAAAGAGAGAGGGCTTATCTGATGAAAAAGAACTCGGGCAAACAAGCCGTTATTAACTTCATCGGCCAGCATCCTGGCTGCAGCTTTCAGGATATCCGCCGCGGTACCGGGCTTGACTCTTCAGTGGTCAATTCCTCCCTGTGGCAGATGAACAAAGACGGCCAGGTTAAGCGTGAGGGTGAGTGCAGGAGCTACCGGTACACACTGATCGACACGACAGCCGTAACCGAAAGCGATCCGTCTGTTCAGTACCGCCATCGTCCTGACGGCGCAAACCCAATGACCAAACTGTTTAACTATTGTCTGGCGGGAGTAAGAAAATGAACATCGAAACAGTAAACGAGCTCATCGCCTCCCTGGAGAGCGCAGGCGAGCTGTCGATCAGAGAGCAGAAGTTCCTGAAGCTGGCGAAAGCGTTTAAGCAGCTGGCGTCGGAGAATGTGGCGCTGAAGAACGCCATTACAGACCATAGTCATTCGGTTCACTTCTGCGAGGTTTGCGGAAAGGATGATCCGTGCAGCACTGACGATGTTTGTTATGCGCTGAAAGATATCCCCGCTACCGATGCCTACCTGGCCGGGATTAAGGCTGATGGGGTGGAGGAGTTCATTGGTCGCCTGCAGCAGTGTGTCGATGAGGGTGATTTTGTAGGCGATGAAGTTGACGTAATTGTTGGCGCTATCGACTGCGGCAAGGAATTTTGCGAGCAACTGCGCGAGGGGGCC